GCAGTATTATTAGAATTAGGTGTCCCACCTGCCTCTCTCTGTAACACAGTTTCAATACCTATGTCTCCAAACGTAGGAGAGTTAGTGTCTAGGTCAATAGTGATACTAGGAACATCTACTCTCTTCTCAGCCTTAGCTACTTGATCAATAACCTTCTGTACATCATCACCATCAGCTAGATCAAACCTGCTAGAAGCTCCTGTACTGCCCTGTGAGACGACTTCTCCACCACCAGTACCTAGACTACCTAGAGCTGCTGCAACGCCCTTAGAACTCACAGGAGAGCCGTTACCAGCCTCTACTGAGTCTGTTACAGTTAGAGGTTTAGTGAGAGATAATACTTTAGTACCTCCCCAATAAACTCCATCACCTTCTACAAAACTAAGGTAGTTACTCCCTGTGTTGAGAGTATTACTTATAATTACATCTTGTGGCATACTCCAAGATGTAACAGTATTCCCATTACCATCAACCATTGTGACGGTACGGGTATTAGGATTAAATGAAGTAGTAAGTCCACCACTACCTCCATCTAATCCCCAAGCCTGAAGCATGTCACTGTAAGCACCTTCGTACCCAGCAAGTCTAAATTTATCAAAAACAACATCCATAACTTCAACCTTTTAGAATTTGGAAAGGCAAGCCCGAAGACCTGCCTTAGAGTTAGCTACTTATACTGGTTTAGAACCATTAAGAGCTGAGTAACGTACTACAACTGTAGCTCGACCAACACCATCAGGTGTGCCTGTTACTTTTGCAGCTAGCTTAACATCTTCTGTTAATGTTGTAGCTAGACTACCTTGTGCTGAGATTACCGAAGCACCCTCAACTGTTACAGGGATTGAGAAACCATCAACAGCTTCACTACCCTTCTTACCGATGTCCACGGCTGTTACACCTACGAACGCTTCTGTCACATTAACTAGAACTTCCTTAACGGTAGCTCCTTTAACTAATGTACCTGTTAAGGTCGCAGCGTTATCATCACCACGGAACTCATACGTCTGCTCGTGGAGGAATCCACCAACATTCACATCGCCTACTTGAGCTTCCGCTGTAGTACGCGTACCGTAGTTATTATAAACACCTAGACCTGATTGATTTAACTTACTCATTTTCTATATCTCCTTTATACGATGTCAGTTGCAGATGAAACGATAACACCACGAGTATCAAGACGTGCATCACCAAAGCCGTAGCGAGCTGTTACAACTGTCTCATCTCTACGTTTATCTTTGTTACGCTCTGTCTCTGACTTAGGGTGTCTACGCCATGCTGACATAATTGGTTTAGAGTTATCATCTGCAATAGACATAAACAAGTTAGCGATTCCTGGTTTAGTTGAAGTATCCGTACCATTGATATTAGTACCAGCTGCTACACGAGGTAGACGGTTAGATACTAAGATATTCCATCCAAAGATGTTACCTAATGAACGATGACTGTCGTTGAAGGTATCAGACCATGCACTCATAAATGTGCCTTCACGCTGTAGACCAGCACTCATCTGAACTTTCATATTCAATACAGCAGCCGTAACAGGGTCAACGATAGCGATACGTCCGCCCATAGGTACGTTGGCTTTATCAAAGGCTAGAGCCATCTTGATAAGGTCAGCTTCCTGTAAAGTCTCATTAGCACCACCAGCTAACATACGGTGAGAGAAACCATTGATCTCGTTAGGATCTTGAACTGTTTGACCAGTAAAGACCTTATCAAGTAGTTTAGTCTCATAGTCTTCTGCGATAGCTCGTGATACTTCCATCGCTGAAGCTGTTACTAACTGCTCAACCTGTGTACCATCTTCACGAAGATCATCTGTGATGTAGGTAGCAGCTCCAACATACTCACTGATAGTCATTGAGATAGTGTTAGAGTCGATAGGTGCGTAGGCAAGATCAGTATTCTCTTGTGCATCTTGGATTGTACGAGTACCAACGGTCTTGATATTAAGAGTAGTACCACTACCAAAGTCTGAGACATCTCGACTAAAGTTCTGTGGCATGATCATATCATGTAGGTTGGTATAGATGAAGGAGCTGTACTGTTCATCATTGATGAAAGCTCCAGTATTACTTGTAGTTTGTGCCATTGTTTATTTCTCCTGATTAATAGCATGTTGACGATAAGACTCTACTAGTTCTTTGTTAGTAGCTCCCATCTTTACTGGTTCTAATTTACCAGCGGGTTTATGATTAAACATCTGTGTATTCTTTGTAGATTGTGTAACTGTTCTAGGTACTTCAGTAGAGCCAGTCTTGAAATGTTGAATAACCATATCTGGATACTCCTCACTCAATCGTGTTAAAGCCTCTACTGTCATACCTAGCTCTTGTGCCTTATTCGAGAAGATCTTTCCAGCTTGATCTCCATAGCCTTCAGTAATTGAAGTGATAACCTTTTGACGGTTACTCTGGAGACTAGCCTTAGCGTCCTTCTCAGTTAAAGCTTTAGATACTAGCTCAAGTACCTTAGTTTCAGAAATCTGTTGATCATCACTAGCTGGTGTGGCTGGGTCAGGTTCAACTTCAGTAGCTACTTGACTAGACTTAAAGAGTTCCTCTAAGTTGGAAATATCGTTGGCTGATTCTTGGGCTTTTGCAAGCTCTAGCTTCAGACGGTCAATCTCCTGTTGTGCATGAGGGATACTCTCTAATGCCTTGTCAACTGAATTAAACTTCTGTTTGCCATCAGGATTAACAATGCTTGATAGGAGGTTATCCGTATCACTACCATTATTAATGTCGGCAGGGGTATCTGTCTGGGTAGACTGATTTGGTATTTGCTCATTGTTAAAGAGCGGTTGTGTTTCTGTTGTCATACTATCCTCGTATAAGTTTCTGTACTGCTGTTATAGTTCTTAAAGATCCTACTGATAATCTGTGATCATCAATAGAGTATTTAGTTTCAATCTTCTTATGTATATCTATTCTCTCTTGTTCTAATAATTCATCTAACCGTTCTAATACTAGTCTTGATTCTTTTAGTTGTATCTTTAACTCAGCTGATGAAGTATCTCCTAAACCTTTAAACCATTTTAGATTCATTGTGGAGGTGCTCCTTCTTCAGGAGGTGCTACATCAGTTACAGCATCAACTTCTACATCTTGTTGTAGCTGGTTAGTTATCTTAGCACTATCAGCCTTCTCAAATAGAGCAGCGTTATCAGCAAACAAATCAAACCTAGTTAGGTTAAGATTATCTTCTACTAGACGTGCTAGCTTCGAGTCAGAGAAGTGACGCTCTATCTTCTGCCAGATAGCTGAGTTAGATACCTGAGTTAGGTTCTGTAGCAACTGTGCTCTCTGTGAGAAGTGTCTAGCACCAATAGGTCTAATCTTACCCTTAGCAGTTATATCTTCCTTAGTGATCTTCTGGAAGTCAGCAACACCTAAGTCAGTGTCCATAACTCGTACAACATCACCACTACCAATATGGTGGACTCCTAGCTCTAGGTAAGCATTAAGAGCTGGCTCTATAATCTCACGCTCAAACTTAGTAATCTTCTGTTGGAATATTCTACCAGCAGCATTGTCTAATGTTTGTACTTCAAAGGCTGTCTTCTCACCAGGAGTTCTAATACCAGCAGCTTGCTTAGGAGCACCAGCCATCTCTTCCATCATAGACATTAAGAACTGAATCTCTGTGTTGGCTGCTAGAGCTTCTGTAGGTTTAGTTAGTGGTGTAACATCTCCACCTTCTCCGATATGGACTTCACCATTAGGCTTAAACTCAAACTCATCCACATCACCTACGATCTTAAACATAGGAGTAACAGCTAAATCCCAAGCATCAGCTTTAGCATTCTCTAGGTGGTCAATACGGTACTGCATACCTACTAGGTTATCTAAAGCTCCCATAGAGTATAAGTTATCAGGCTTATCTCTCCATCCAGCCTTAGCCTTATATCCACCTCTTGTCCATGCTGGAATACTCTCCATACGAACAACGTGTGATCTATCTGCTACTGTGATGATCATGTCATCAAGTATCTCATTCTTAACTGGGTCGTAGATAGAACCTTCAAACTCAAGAATCTCTACACTACCAGAGCCGTAGTATTCATACAAGTTACCAAACCCATCAATAGAGTATTGGTTAGCCTTGTTAAAGTCATCACCTGTTATGTTAGCACTGCCAATAACATTGTTACGAATATCTAGTAGAAGGTCTACAGTCTCCTGCTTCCATCCACTATCATCGTTAGCCATATTAACCTGCTGTTTAAGATCTCCTACTGAAACCATACTACGAGTTATCTTAGGAGACTCCTTGTAGGTTACAGCTGTTGGATCAAACACATGGTCATAAGGGTTGATTCTAATTAGCTTAGCACCAACATAACCTTGGATAGTCTCTCCTGTCTCAGGGTCAATCTTATTCTCATTAACATATACAACATCACAGAAGGCATTACCCTTATCTATGTAGTCTAGGAGAAGAGCACTTGCTGTCTCAATGAAGTTAGACTCTCTAACCTTATTGAACACATAGGCTTGAATTGCTTGTACCTTCTCTTCAGTATCATCTTCCTCAGAGTACCCTTCCCATCTCATCCAATCATCATTAGGAAACAACCCTGTTAGGTAGTTACTATGAAGGTTATCTCTGATGTTACAAATCTTAGGTATAGTAGTTCTATTCTTCCAAGGAGTATTTGGAGAAGAAGTATGGGTTGTATCAGTTTGGAAGATGAACTGTGCTATCTCATTCTTCTCTGCTTCCCATTGACTCCTCTGGTCTTTCCAAGATCTGTACTTCTCAGAAATCATCTCAGCAAGATTGTCACGGACAACCTCACCATCTAATGTTAGAACTCTCTTTCCGCTGGTACTCATTAACTAGCTCCGCCAAATCGGCTATTATATTGTGTTGTAGCTTTACTAGCTGAAGATCTAGCTGCCCTTCTGTAAGGTGGCTTAGAGTATTCAACTGCGATAGCTAGTGTATCTTTCAAGTCATCGTTACGAGGTCTAGCAAGGATTAGCTCCTCCTCTAGCACTGGTGTAAGTCCACCTTTCAAATGGTAGATTGATAAGTTCTCATACCTATATTCTAATGCAGCTGCTATACGTTCTTCTTTAGAACCTTGAGCCTTCATAGGTCTGTGTTCATCAATCTTAATAAGACCACCATCTTTAGTGATCTTATCTTTAAGGTCATTAACTATAATCTTCTGAGCTAATGATACCTCGGCTTTAAGTTTCCTGAACCCCCAATAGTTATGGAGTTCTAATACATGGGTATAGTATTCAGATATACGATCTGTTCTGAATCTATCAAGAGCAAGTACAAATATATCTCCACTACTATTAACACCAATAACTACTATAGCACTGTAGTCAGCAGCAGAAGACATACTATAAGCGAAGTCCATAGCAGCAAACAACACTAGCTTACCACCCTTGTAGTACCAATCACCACCTTCTTGGGTCAGATACTTCGGATCATAGTATTGGAATGTCTCTCTATTTATTCTATTACTACCAGCCTCATTCGGGTTCTGGTAGTATTGTGCAAAGAACTGAACTCTGTCAGTATACATTGCTGATATTCTGTTCAGCTCTTGTCTATTGAAACCAAACAACTTACCATCTGGTCTTGCTGTTCTTTCCCAAAGGAACTTACCATTGGTCTCAACAACACGAGTCATAATGTTCCAGATAGATTCCTCACCTGCATACTCATCGTTATCATCGTATACTGGTACTACCTGATCTTCCCATAGAGCATACTGGTCATTAGGGTGGTAACGTGTACCACATGCCTTGATAACACCACCAGCATTAAGTATACTGGCTAGCTGACTCATAGATGCTGCTACCTTCTTACGTCCATCTTCTGTATAAGCATTGTTAGGCTCTACAACATCATCCGCTAAGATAACCTCAGCATGAAGACCTGTGATGGTTGTGGTTAATCCTACAGCTCTGATAGTATCATCACGTATGCCTTCCTCAGATCTATCTGGATGGTCAACACAGATTCTATCATTAGTCCATTTCTCTCTCTTACCTTCCTCTTGATTAA